AATATTATTATATGGTATTTATCAATAATCAGTATTATTAAGGATTGATTTATGAACTACGGTACACTAGCTCACTCCTAGAATGAACTAGACATAGACTCCTACCACTTAAGCAGAGCCCTCTTAACTTGATCTGACTTAATTGCATCCACTATCTTACTAGGCAACTTCTCATCATAGATTGTAACCCAGAACTTATAATACACTATAGAGGAGTATCCTATTGTTGCCAGCTGCTCGGACACCTGAAGTATAAGAACATAAGGATTATCTTTGCAGTTAACATCGTCATATATAATCCTAACCAACAAATCATCGGGGCTCAACTTACACTCCACAGGAGAGTAAATCTCAAAGTACTCCTTCTGATCAATAGTATAGAGTGATGGTACAACAACCTCATTACCTTCTCTATAACCTTCCAGGTGCCTGAGGGGTAAGTCTTCTAGTTTTGGGAATATTATAGGCATAACCTCAATAGCCTCTAAGGTGCGCTGCTGCAAGTCTCTTGATCGCTCATCCCTCTTAACACTAATACGTAGCATATCAGTCGGGTTAGCTGACAACCTTAAGTTATTATCAAGTACTCTGCGCCGTACAGTATCAAGGCGTCTACCTAATCTAGCCTGGAAGGTTGTACGCCTCATCCTTCTGCGCGTGGCTATATCTCTAGGATCCTCTTCGTCTATATTGAGGATAGGATCTGAGGTCTCAACTGTAAGGGTCTCGACAGCGGGCTCCATATTAGAGGTATCTGCAGGTGTATTGCCTACTCCTGCTGATTCTAAGATTATAATTGTATCCTTATCTAAATCTGGCATATCTCAATCCTTAATATGGAGTGTAGTAACCATACAATATACAACTACGCCTAATTGTAGATTCCTGACTAGCATCGCCAATCTTAGTAGAGGCTGTAAAGAGTGTACCACTAGAATACCAGCCTTTAAAGTTATACCCCTCTATCTCAAACTTAGGTAATACTAACTTCTGATTAGCTCTGTACACTTGAGATCCTAAACTTACATACTCATAAGATGTAATACCAAACTCGGGGTCTCTTATTAACTTAGCTGCGTTGTATACTATCTTGTACTCTGTATCCTTGTTGAATATAGCATCTATCTCTGAGCCTGCAAACTCATTGAGAGAGTCAACTCTACCTTCTAAGACCCCTGCGCTGGGAGGCAAGGTCTCATCGTTCATGACAACGCCTAGGCTCTCGAAGACTCCTGTTAACGTCTTGTTCTTAACAGGATCCTCACTGTCATAATCTAACTTATCGTCTGTGTCAATATCTGGTCCTGGAGGTGTAGGATTATCAGGGTCATCAGGATTAGGCTTATCTGGATCATAGTTACCCTCCATGATATCTGCAATATCCTTATTAGATAGCTTGGCGAGGACGTCAACATCATCTGAGATAGCGTTAGCATACTCTGGTAACTCCTCATCTGCAAACCTAACACCTAAAGCCCCAATAGCCTTAGTAGTGACTTGGTTCTCAAGCGCGTTCTTACTTGTATCACTAAGACTCGTATCAGTCTCACAATCGCAACCTGAACCACTCCCACCACCTGTAGACATTGAGATGTTTAAGTTAATATTAAGAGTATACTCAGGCCAAGCCAATTTAAAGACACCATTAGATACAGATCGTGAGTCTCCTAAATCGAAGTAGGCAACAAGATAATCCTTGTTCTCTTCAAAGGCTCCATTAGGGTCATCCCTATAACCCCGCCTATATATAACAGCATACTTAACTCCTTCGAAGCTTGCATCTCTCCAAAGTACATCCTGACTCTTATAATATATATGATTATCAGTAATTAGGTCCTCACCCTTAGAATAGAAGAAGATCTCCTTACCCCCCTTAGTATACCCACTGCCTGAAATCTCCCCTGCCTTGTTAAGGAGATCTCCTGAGTATGTTAGCTGCGTAGAGGTATTAGGTGTAAATGTATCTGTAAATAAGGCTATGTAGAATATGTCATTAGACATATCTATGTGGTTCTTGATGTAGTTGGATAAGAATGTATTATATATCATAAGTTCTCGCCTAGTTCTAAATTCAATTAAATTAGTTGAGTTTAAGTAGAGAACAAATAGTAGATTAAGGTTTATATTAAAATCATAAAGGTTGAATGTTAATTATGAGCACAATAAACAAAGAAGATGTCACACAGTACAGTTTGAGATTCAGACCACTCTATCTTAGAGATGTGTATGGTCAGGATGCAACAGTTAGAGCTCTACTTAAGAGATCTAAAGAGAACGATTGGCCTCAGGCAATATGTTTAAGAGGTCCTTATGGTTGTGGCAAGTCATCAATCGCCTTTATCTTAGCAGCGATGATGCAAGCTCATGATATAACAGGCGAACCTATTTGGGATACCCCTGATAACCAAGCTATCTTAAATCAAACCTTCGATAGAGATGTCCTCCTCTTAGATGCTTCACGTTGGTCAAGCAAGGATGCGATGGTTGAGTTTACACAGAGTATATCTACCAGACCTATGTACTCTCAATCAGGAATCAGGGTATGTATTATAGAAGAGGCAGATCAGGCTTCAAATGCAGCAATGCTATCTCTACTTAAAATCCTTGAGTCAACCAAATCCTACAACAAATTCATTCTCTGTAGCATGGAAGACAAGGGTATCCCAAACTCTGTATTATCTAGATGCCAATGTTATCAGATTAAGTCTATTGGTGTTAAAGATATCATGATGAACTTAAAACACATCATGGAACAAACAGGAGATTGGACTAACGAATCTATCCCTGATGAATTTAGATTACAAGGTCTAGGTGCTATCGCCGCAGCTGCGCAAGGCTCAATGAGGCAGGCTGTGCAGTTCTTAGAGCAATGCATTGTTAATGAAGCCTGGACACTTGATGATATAGATAACCTTATTGGTGTTATTGATGAGGAGAAGACTTGGAGAATCTTAGATGGTCTACTTGAGAAGTCTAAGGATGCTAAGATGTGGAGAACTCTGGTTGGGCTTAAGACCGGAGATGAGACTAACCACTTCATTAACTACTGCAGTATGTTACTCTCTGAATGTATGATCTATGGAATAACGGGATTCTGCTACGATGGTGAGAGAGCTGAAGGTAGATTCAAGAAGATGTTAAAAACAGGCAATGTTAGTGACTTGTTCTATTGCATTACAATGCACCCTCAACTCAATAAGCCTTATACTAGAACTACAGATATCTTAAGTGCCTTAACATGTTACTATGAAGGTGTTAAGTTCAAACCTACATCTGAAGAACCTGTTAAACTTGAAGAGCTCAAGCCCATTAAGTTAGGTAGTGACACCCCCTTCATTAATAAGTTACCTACGGGAGATACCGGGGATACCTCAAAGCTGTCTCCTCTAAAAACAACAGGTGCAGTAATAGATGATAAGAATAGTAGGGTCTTTGAAGCTCATCTAGATAAAGCTAACGTTATAGCACCTAAAGTAAGAGCAGTAAGAACCACAACACCTAAGGCAAGCACTACAGATATAGGATCCTTAAATATAACATGGTCTTAAAGGGAAGGAATATAAGATGTTAAGATTTGAGAACACCAAAGTATATGGATTAGAAAAAGCTATAATATCTTCAGGCTACTCCTTCAGAAGTGCCCCTAAGTTAGATCCTAGTAGGGATATTACAGATAAGGATTGGAAGAGGGGTAAAATGTTAGGTAATGCCCCCTCAGGCTTAGGACATGATGGCTATCTTAAGGGTATCGTAGTTCAGGCAGATGTTACCTACCCCCAATATTGGACTAAGCAAGCTCAAAGATATCACTACTTCGAAATTGTTATGAGTACAAGTTGTATGCATATGCTATGTAAGAACGCCTTGCTACCCTTTGAGGAGTTCAAGAAGCAGTTCAATGAATATGTAGACGAAGATATCATTAGGAAGGTTCAAAATTATGCTAAGCAATATAATGAATGTCCTGATGAAGATAAAGAGAAGAAGTATGAGCTGTTCATGAAGATGGAGTCTAATAATCCTCTTGGTTATGAGTTAACTATGGCTATAACTACAAACTACCTACAGCTCAAAACTATGTATCTCCAAAGGAAGACCCATAGACTTAAAGAAGATTGGGGTGCGTTCTGCGAGTGGTGTGAATCTCTACCTCACTTCAAAGAATTGACTGGCTGTGGCCCAAAAGAAGATGATTTGGGATAATTATGATTATAGTTGGGCTCTGAAACACCCTGTCAGTTCGATTAGAGAACAACTAAGGCATATTAGAAAGCCTGATATGAGTGAATTGGATGATGCTATGGGAGAGGATGAGAATCTTAAAAAGTTAATGCTCACACCTCTTAAAAGATTGCCTCCTAACACACTAGGCTATAGTTACAACTACTTCAGCAATCTACCTAACTACTTCACCTTATATCATGCTGTGAAGTTTGTGTTAGAAGACTTCTTCAATCAGGGAGAGTTCTACTACTCAGAAGTGAATGGTAAACTCGAAGGCTTTGTGTTCTACACATTAAGAGGTAATAGCACTAAGTGTACTACCCCTTATATCTGGGATATAGGGATCTTATCGTTTGACTTAAATAAGAACAACACTACCCTAATCAGGGATGTATTAGGCCTCTTTGAAACTCTTAAAAAGAAGTATCGCCTAATAAGCTGGGCTGTAGATAAGAATAACCCGGCCGTAGATATGTATAAGAGGCTTATAAAGAGATGTGATAATGGAAGCTACAAAGAGGATCCTGAGAATCCTCTGTGCTATAGGTTCTACGTAGAGTGAACTTAAAAGGCAGCTCTAATCTTCCGGAAATCCCACTCAACATAAGTCTTGCCTATACCTATGCCAAAAGGAACAGTTAATAATCTACCTTGAAGAGTTGCACCATAAGGCTTATATAACTTATAAATGTACTCTGCTAACTCTACGCTTGAAAAGAAGTACTGTCTGCGTAGTCTGTGATAACCATCCCAAACTTGTCTGCCTGCCTTGCAATATACCTTAGATCTCTTAATGTTAACCCATCTACCATCTCTAGTTAAAGCCTTGCCGTTCTTGAGGATTGTATGATGATATGCAATTACATATGAGATTGAATACCTCTTGTAGTAAGCATCAAGCTTCTTGTTGAATTCAATGTCATCTTTGCAGTAGTCGTTAAGGACTACCTTATTGCCATCTGCTAAGTATAAAGTCTCAATTAAGTGCTGGCTCATGTGTTGTATCTCCTTATCTATAAATATAATAATATATTAAGGTGAAAATGTCAAGCGAGTTATATTAGATATATATAAATATATGAAAATTAAATGTCCTATATGTGGTAGGGTTCGGGAAATTAACAAAGACAGTTATAGAAGAGCTGTGAAAAGAAACACCTTACTCTGCAGAAATTGTAGCGCTAAATTATCAGCCCAGAAAGTGAAATCGCGTAAACAGGAGGAAGTGAACAATAGAAGATTAGAGGTCTTAAAGAAGGAATTAAGTGAAAGAGACTTAGTCTTAATAAGAGCATTGGGAGAAGAAATACCTTGTAGAAGAAACAACACCATACCTCTTGAAGTTAAATGTAAGAAATGTGATCATACCTGGTTAGATACGTCAGCTCATCTCATTAATGATAAGAAAGGATGTCCTATATGCATGACAAAAATCTCAAATATTAAAAGATCAGAGACCTACAAAACCAAAGAAGGCAAATACCCTAAAGACAAGCTAGAGACTATCTTAGACAGCAGAGACTTAGAATTGGTGAATGAAAACATCTTAGGAAAGATCTCTGAAAAAGTTAAGGTTAGGTGCAAGAGATGTGGAAGAGTATACGAGGTAGGGATATGTAATATCGTATATCACAACTATAGCTGTCCTAATTGCAAAAGCGTCTACTCTAAAGGTGAACTTCTAATTAAGGATATCCTAGACAAAAATAAGATAGAATACGCCATGAGCTATAGATTCAAGGATTGTAGATATAAGAATCCTCTGCCCTTTGACTTCTACCTACCTAAATATAATTGTTGCATAGAGTATCAGGGATGTCAACACTACAATGAAAGGGAATACATCAAGTTAACTAGAGGAACCAATAGAAATGGTGGGTTTGAATCTTATCAAAAAAGAGATCAAATTAAAAGAGATTATTGTAAGAGTAAGAATATATTATATATAGAGGTGTTCGAGTATCAAACGCCTTCAGAAATTAGAGAAATACTAGGAGGAATATGGAATGGCTAGTAAATTAGACTCTGTGTTGGAGAAAGCGCAGAAATCTTTAGGATTAGATATTAGGAGTGCAAGGGAACAATGCGTGGATGAAAGAGTTCTTCTTGAATCTCCTTCTTTGAATTACGTTTTTGGTAGTGGGTTTGTCTTAGGTAGAGCATACTTGCTTAGTGGGCCCTTCTCACAAGGCAAAACTTCTATCTGCACCTATATATGTTCGCAGATGCAAAAATTATTCCCAAATAAGAAAATTGTGTATCTTGATATGGAATATGCCTTAGACTTAGATCATTGTGAGGAATTAGGACTTAATATAGATCCAGAACATTTTATTCTGCTTAGACCAAAATGTGCAGAAGACTTATTTAATCTCATTGTAGATCTATCCCAGACAGGTGAAGTAAGCTTATTTGTACTAGATTCTCTTACTTCTCTTGAATCTAAAGCACAAAACGAAGATGCCTTTGTAGGTTTTGGGGGATCTAAGGGCGCAGCTGTTATCTCCTCAGGCATGAAGAGAATAATCCCATTCCTCTATAACAGTAAAGCATCCCTTCTAATGGTAGCACAGGAAAGGCAGAATTTGTCTGGAGGTGGCTTGTATGGCCCTGACTTCACTATTGCTTCAGGAGGGCGAGCACCTCTCTATTATTCTTCTTGGAATGCGAGAATTACAAAAACTGAAGAACTCACAGGCCTTAATAAGGAATTAATCGGACTTTCCCTTAGAATTAGAAATACGAAGAATAAGTTAGGCGTGCCCAAAAGAGATGCCAATGTGAAACTTTACTTTAAGGGAGGTATAGATTCAGAAGAAGAATATATGGATTACCTCAAAGTTTTAGGCTTAGTAGAACAGAAAGGGGCTTATTATAGTAATACTGAATGGGTGGCTGATGATGGTACAGTAGGAATGAAGGTATGTGGAATGGAAAAACTTAAAGAATACCTTAAGGAAAACCCGAAACTCTATGCTAATATTAAAGCAAAAGTAAATGATTTAATTGCAGGTCACTCTGTTTTAGATGATCAAAAAATAGAAGCAGTTGATGAAAAGGAAGCTGCTTTGTGGGCACAGTTAGAAGGGTGAAAATATAAGGCTTCTTAGGAAGCCTTATTTTTATTATATGTCGTTGCCAAAATTCAGGAAAGCAGTTATTATAATATAATAAGAGGTAGAAAAAAATCTGCATATGAATAATTGCAAATATACAATTGAATGGCAATGCAATAGAATTGAGCTTAAGAATATTAAAGACTTGAAGTTGAAACTGAACTACGCCGAAGAGGTGTTTATGAAATTTTTAAATAGAAAAAGTGATTCTGTATATTCTGTACTCAATTGGTTTGGGGGTCTAGCTTTAGGGTATAAAGAACTTAAGGAGAAAAATGCAGTGAAAAATCTCCATAAAGAATTATCTTCCCTAGTAAGAGAGGATGCTGGTTTTAAAAAAGAAAAATTATCTACCGTCGAAGATATTAAAAAAGTGAGCAATAAGTCTCTTTTAAAACAAGTACTATCTGATAATCTAGACAGAGATCTTAAGTGGTTGAGCGAATACTACATCCATAGGGATTTAAATGACTTCATAGATAATCTTGTTGAGGTTTTAGGCCCAAATGAAAAATGGTATAAGAAGGAAGAATTGATGAAAAAATGCGAAGGTCAAAAATCCCAGCATATCTTCTTATATTAAAGTGAAAAATAACCATAAAGGTATTACTAATTATATAATTGAAGAGAGGTATTTAAAAATGAAAACTTTTAGAGATTACGCTTATGGTCCTAAAGGATATAAGGTAGAAGACAATGATATACTAATAAATCTTTTTGAGGACTTCGTACCTAGCGTGGGTAAAGCAGATACAGAGCTCGGTGAGATTGTCAGAGCAATCTCCCATATAGATTTTAGATTCTACAATGATGGTGATAAAGCTTTCTATGAAAGTGGTATCATGACTGTGGATCCTGCGCTTGCCTACTTAATGTTAGTTATTCCTGAAGACGATAATCTCGAGACTTCTTTTAGAAGATACGTTAATTTAGGTTATGATGATTCTGTGTATGAAAAGGCACTTACAAGACTCAAGAAGAACGTTGTAAAGTTTATAGAAAAGAATTTCAACTCTCTTGCAAATTCTAAAAATTCTAAAAGCTTCAACAAGGTTGATCCTAGAATCCTCTATGATACTTTAGATGTCGGGCCTTTTGAGTTTGATGATAACGATAATGAGGGCGAAGAGTGAATTCTTCTCTTTCCATCATAATCTCCCTTAGGGGAGATTTTTTTTCACAAAAATATTGATAGATTCTTAAATCTCAAGATTATATTATAATCATGAAGCGTTTAATTGTATTTTTACTTTTGAGTTTGATTTTAATTGGTGGAGTATTTGCGGATAATAATAAGTATTGGGGTAGAATTCAGGACACTGAGAAGACTTTGTATCACTCTACACAAGACTGGGCTTACTCCCCTAAGGGCAGTGATGATTGGGTTTACGGCGCAGATAATCCTGATATTGATATCACAGTATACATAGCAGGAGATGGTGACGTCCCATTTATAGCGTTTAGTTACAGTAAGATTGAAGGTATTGAAGGTACCCCTATAATGACTATTATTGGAGATAATCTACTTGAAAACTTTGATGATTGTATTAGCATGAGGATTAATCCCGCCTCGGATAATACCTTCTGCTCAACCACCTCTGATTATAAGATGGTTTTAGATGAATTTAGATGGTGCATTGATCAGAAGATGGTCAACGTAATCTTCTCAGATGGCTCCTTCTTGTTATTCAATGTCAACTGCGCCAATTTATACAAGTATTATAAGGATTAATGAGGCTTATGAAGGGATCAATCAGCACGTATTATTTAAAGTCTCCTGAATTTGCAGAATTTTACTTATGTGATACTTCTTCGAAGCTTATACAGATTCCTATGTCGGTATTATCTAAGGATTTCATTGATGAGGTGTTACAATCTGAAGACGATATAAGGGTCAATTGGCAAGATCTTGTAGTAGGTAAGATCTATTATGGTGTACCTAATAAGGATTCGTTGGGTAGATTTATAGCTTGCAAAGTTTTAATACCTATGGTTAGTATTAGAAGAAGATACCCTAAGACATCTGAGGATAATGATCACAAGAATCCCTACTACTTAGAGATATTCCGTAAAGGCAACAATTATATTGTCAGAGAGTACGGCCAAGTAACTAAGGTATCAGAGGACTTAGATGATATAATACATTACATTAGAACGTATAGTCAACATTTTGGCAGTGTAAGTTTATGTGATGAGGTACGCGATACGTTTGCTAATTTAAATTAGGTTCGTCAGAGCCTAATTTTTTTTGCTAGATTCTATGATTTAAGAGTTGACATCTTCTCAGATTAAGGTTAATATAATTACATAATTAAGGAGATATTAAGATGAACGTGAGCAACATCGTAGAGACAGAGGCAGATTATACTTGGCAGGGCGAAGCATTAGATAAGATATTTGCAGGGAGTGGTGTAATGTCACTAGACGCAGGGGTAGGTACAGGCAAGACACGTATAGCCTTTGAGAGTTTTAGACACCACATAGATCTTCACAGAGGTGGTCAGACTTGTGACGTATTTGTTGCCCCATCTATCAGATTAACAAAGCAGCAATATAATGATTGCAAGAAGTTCTTTGATGATTGCAATAAGAAGCTTATAGGGGATCATCAGAAGCCACTATATACGGACATCAAATGTGTAGAGGTAAATTGCGAGACAGAGGATACTAGCTTTAGCTGGAATATACCTGAGAGTGGACCTATGTGTAATTTAGGTAATCATGTAATTTACTTTGTATGTTGGGCTTCATTCAAACTTGATCCCGTCAAGGAACTCTATTGGGAGAAGCTATTTAAGAACAACGAAGAGTATGGCAGACACAATGGCTACATATTCTACGACGAAGCGCATATATATGATGGTAATAAGGATTCGAGAGAGTTAATATTTGGGGAAGACTTGATGAAGAGACTTAACAAGGCCTTAAAAGAGGATGAAGAATGAAGAACACAAAGACACTATGTACGTGGAGAGCGACTACCAATAAGTCCAATATTGGCCCCTCATTAGCTGAAGAACCTATATGGGATGATAAGATCAAGTCATTACATATAAGAGTCTTTGAACACATGTTAGACATGTCTAAGAAGGGATTAGGTAATTGGTCTAAAGCCTGGAATAATATAATGGATGAAGTAATCAAAGGCTCAACAGGTCTGGAAGATTATCTTAAGTCACAACGACCTGGGGTAGATAAGAGTAGTATTGACAGGGTAGTGAATAAGTTCAGGGGCAACGCGTTTGAGATCTTCGCTGAGGCACTTACACTTGGTAATTATTTAGCGCAGGAAGACGTAGCACCTATATACAACCCTCCTGAGAGCCCTCTACACGAGGAGAGATTTGATGCGAGCACATACAGCGCCTCTAACCCCCTAATAACAATGAACATACAGGTCAAGAACTGGGCTGGTGAACGCAAAGAGTATGGTGTTGGCTGGGATGTTATAGAGGACCTCGAAGCATTAGATAATCGTAACAGAAGAAGATACCACAAGGAACATCCTGAATGGGTTAACGACTTAGACACGGAAGAGGAGTGGGAATCAAGACCGAGGCAGATAATAATATCTTCAGGAGAATTAAGTCCTAAAGGTGAAGAAGCCTTAGATAAAGAGGAGCACAATAGTATAGTGACCTTTGTAGGAGCTCGAGCAATAAGTAAGAGGTTAGGGCCTAAACCAGTAGCGTTCTTCAAAAATATTGTAAATGAGCTTAAGGGGGCTTGACATATATTACAATATAGGATAATATATAGATGTAAATAAGGAGATAGGTATTATGGATACAACAAAGTACTTCGACACAACAATAATAGCAACAGGAACACCTAGCGATTATCAGAGAAAAATAGCAGAGATTGAGCCTGACCGTGTTATTGGGTGTAGTTATAAGAGAGCAATTGAGGCTCACTTAATCTGCAAGCCTACTCTCAATCTTATATGTACATCTATTGAAGCTGAAGGCGCTCTAATCAACGCAGTAGAGTCTGTAGTTAAGAGAGAAGCCACATTATGTGAAGAAGATAATAACTTATTCAGATCTGTAATACTAGTATGCGCAACATCTATTGATCAAGCTAACCAAGCTGCAACGGAATTATACAATAGAAGAGCCAAAGACGGTTGGCATGTTGTAGTCCTACACTCAAAAAAAGAAGTTATTGATGCTGAGGGCGGTGTAGTTAAGTATCTATCCTTTGTAGATGGCAAAACTATGGATGCTAAGGATGCGTTCAATAGAATAGAAGAGATTGATGATAGAAAGTTCTTCAACGAAGACAACAACCCTATAATTGTGTTCCAAGTAGATATGATTAGTGAAGGTGTTAATGTTAAGTCATTCAATGCTGTAATTATATCATCAAACTCAGACACTAAGCAAATGCAGCAAATTGGCAGGGTATTAAGGGATTATAAATCTCAAGTTCAGGGCAAGGGTGAGGCCATGCTTAGAAAAGTTGATTATGGTCATGCAAGTGTATATTGCTACTACGAGAATGATAGTAATATCTACAATATGGTAAGTACTCTAGCTGAGAAGGGCTTAGCATGGAATTGGGGGGATAAATTAGATCTTAAGAAGGGCACAGGTGTAATACCTGATCCAGATAGTCTACCTGAAGAGAACTTGATTAAGTGGGATCCTATTAGTGAATTAGAGATAGCTAGATTAAATGATTATAAGAATACAGGTATAAAGAAGGATATTGCAAAGAGTGCTGACTTAGGAGTATTGATTATGAATAATCCTAAGTTACTAACTGCGATTAAATACATCCTTGGAAAGATCAGTAATGGGAAATCTAAGAGTCTTAGAAGCAGCTTGGGCAAAGCCAAAGAAGTATCTAAAAACAATGAGGGTAAGAAGAGTAAGTCTAGTAAGTCTAAAAAGGTATTGGATGTCTTATCTGATAAGGAAAAGTTATCCCTCATCAATCAGATTGAGGGGGAAGTTAAAGACTTAATTGCTAGCGGGGAAGTACGTGAATTACTCTGCGAAAATTATAACACTGAAGAAGCCAGAGCTCGAGTACTTGTAGAGAGTGCTGTACGTACTCTAATCCCAGCTGAATGTGATGAAGAAGTAGGAGAGTTGGTTGAAGCATTAGGTGATGGAATATATAATATCTTAAAAAGAGGCGAATATACTAATACCTGGGACTTGAAATAATTAAGGATATGTGGTAATATATAAATATAAGGAAGTATAAATATTATGAGTAAAAGTCAGCGTTATCTACAATCTAAATTATATCTGGATACCTTCTTGGATAAGATGGGTGATGTATCTAAATACGATAGAGTTGTAACTATCAATATTGCAGATGTGAGAATCTGGCTCTACTTAAATAAATGGGCCAAAGTAACGCCCTTCGAAACTGATCCTGTAAATTGGTTCGGACTTAAAATACCTACTTATATTATAAATAATAGAGCTCTTAGTGGCGACGAAGGTAAGGAAGCTAAATCAGAGGAGCTCGAAGGATTTGAGATGAACTTGAGAGACTTAAAAGATAAAGCTAAAGGTGAGAAGATTATGGTTATAGCTAACCCTCCTTATAGTATTGCGGGGCCTATAACTAAGGCAGTATTAGATATCCTTAAGCCAGATGAATATGTAAGTCTTATGCCAGCTAATGATTATAAGTGTGGTAAAAAGAAGGATAGATTATATAGACATATCAAAACTATTGAAGCGATACCAGCAGGAATGTTTGAAGATGCCACAGTATCCCCTCATCTAGCTCTACTGTCCTTTGAAAAAGTTAACAAATGGACTGACGATGAGTTTGAAGTAATGTGCTATAATCCTAAATACAAGAAATTCTACGATAAAAATATAAAGAGAAAAATTACATGGAAAAAAGAACTCTTACCTGCATCGCTAGGAAAAGATACCAAGGAAGAATGTGAAGAAGGCTTAAGAATATTAAATAACAAAACAGACTTCCTAATCACTGCGCGTACCGTTCTGGACGGTACGCATAAAACCCCAGATTGTCACGATTATAGGTGGAATGTAGAAAAAAGTACTACATATAAGGATCTTATTATAAGTTATAATAAAGCTTCAAATAAATATTATCCTAATGTTGGCTTCATCTACTTCAACAACGAAACTGAGTTCAACAACTTCAGCGACTACTGGTATAGGGGCAACCTAAGCAATAAGCTCATCAAAGGTCTAAACAAGACTGGCGGTTCTTGGTCAAATGCCATACCACGTATCGACTGGAACAGACCTTGGACAGATGAAGAGATCTTAAAAGAATATGGCTACGACGACAAAGAGATTGAGGAGATCTTATCAGCACCAGATCCCAGAAAGAAGTCAAAGTAAACAAAGAGGGTACCCTAAGGACCTCTCTAAAAAATAAATAAGTACCAAAGTGTACAAAGGAGAAGACTAAAATGTCAAAAAACAAACTATCAGAAATGGAGTGGGCAAGAGGTAATAAGTCAGAACTCTTAGACTTAACATACACAGCCCAACTATCAAACAACAAAGCCAAAGAATCGTGGCTACTACAAGAGGGAGCAAGGGATCCTAACAAAGACCTAAATACAGTCAATGCTCAACTTACAGCCCAGCAAGCTAAAGAGGAGTATCAATGCAAGAGTAGGGACAAGGTAGAGATCCTAGAAGATGGTACGAGAGAGTACATATCAATCAAGACAGTTGTAGCAGTTAAAAGTGGGAAAAAAACCAACCACTACCTACCATTAAGAGTAGCAGTGGGTAACTTAGATGAGAATAATAAGTTTATAAACTACAATAAACACAATGACTTAAATGACGTGTATCGGGCCCTAAACGTCAAATATGTCGATGTTATATATCCTACAGAAGCATCTACAATATATCCTACTAAGATAGTTAGATTTGAGAGCGAAGCTATATCTGATTACATATATAAATATAGAGACAGAGATGGCTATATAGACACTAGAATCAAAGAAGCAATAGAGAATAGACCTTACTGCTACACAGAAGGTAAAAAGAATAGTACAGGCTGGATTATAGGTTATGAAGACAGTATTGAGAACACGAGGCATATAAAGACTCATGGCGAAGACAAACCTGCAGGATTAGTAATAGGCCTAAGGGAGAACTACCCTACAAATCTTAAAGAAGGTGAGTTACCGAGATTAGATAGATATAATAGATGGTCGGTGTTCCTGTTAATACCGGTAAATTTAAATTCTGACGGCCTCTTGTTCAAAAAAGCAGTTAACATTGTAGAGGTTAAAGAAGAGTAGTTGATATTATACATAGGAGCAGCCCAACATGATAATAAGTCCAGAGACGAGAGAAGCAATAGAGAATGAGTTTGAAGAGTGGAAGAGCAAGCAATATGCAAGCAAGAACTTAGAAGAACGTAAAAAGCTAGATCAGTTCTACACAACACCTCAACTCACAATACAGATGATAGAGAAGTTTGAGGACTTAAGAGGTACGATAGTAGACCCAACATGTGGCTGCGGAGGATTATTAGCTGGGTGTATAATAGCAGGTGCAGATCCTAATAAGTGCTATGGTATAGAATTGGATCCTCAAATCCTAGAGGTATGTAGAGAGAGACTGAGTAGGTTAGGAGTCTCTAAAAACAATCTGCACTTGGGAGATGCTCTTAATTCTGATTGCTATGATCACTTCGATAATAACTATGAGTATAAGGATGGTAAAGTACTTATAAACAATAAACAGCCCTTCAAGTTCGGCAGAATAAGGATATGACAGGATCAAGCAAGGAGACCAAGTTCAGAGCAGCACTATTAGGAGCTAAGAGGAATGTATACACCTTTGTCTTAGGTACGCTGGAGAATCCAGAAGGCATGAACTTAGGGGGTTGAAGAAGACGGCCACCACTAATTAAACATAAAGATTAAGGGTTCAAGCACACTATACCCTTAAGGAGAATTAAGACATTGGCAGAATTAAACTTCAAGAGAATAGCGGTTTATAATACTCAGCAGGATGTAGAGGACAAGTACTTAACTGAGAGCTGTGAAGATAGTGTAGATATCCTAACACCTAAGAAGTGGCAGCTAGGTGACAAGCCTAAGACATACTTCAATAAGTATACAGAAGACGTCAATCCAGAAGAAGAAGTAGAGAATAAGATCTTTGATGACTTAGACTTCGAGAAGGAAGATAACGGACCTGAAGACTTCAAGTTTGAGGACTTGGTAGACAAACCACAATACGACGACTATGAGGACGATTATGAAGATAGTGCGGAGGCTGATGAAGACGTACTAAGAACAGAGGTCCTAGCAAGCGTAGAAGATTGTTTGAATGAGTTCTTGAGGAATCACAGAGGATTATACACAGACATTAACCAAGAAGACATCAATAGAATCTGCAATATTATGACCAAAGATTACATTAACTACAACAAAGGCGAATATGACAGAGATCCTACAGATACATATGATGTAATGAAGACAGAATTAGCTCAGCCTGGCTTCTTTGATGATGCCTTCGACTTCTACCTCACCAACATCTCCAAGGCCAAGTACAACAGCAATACCTTCAAGGGGGTATCCGATGAAGTATGGGCAGATCCCAAGGATAGCTTAGAGGAAGCAACTGTCAGATCTAGAATGCAGGATGTAGTAGGTTATGTAGTAAGCAACGCATTAGGACCTAACGGTGGTTATTATCTATCAACAACAGACGAGGGCTCGAGCTGGGCTAAAGACTTGGAAGATGCAGATATCTTTGACTCAAAGGACGATGCAATAGAAGGTCTACACGAAGCCTTACTTGAAGGCCTTGATACACCAGAAGCGTTCAAGGATCATGAGACAAACACAGAATCTTATGAGGATTGGATTGACTGGATTGATTACGATGCACTTGACAACTACGAGATCAAGCCTGTATATGCAACTGACGCCAGCACAGACTACGCCTACTTAACACGCAGTGGTCTTAAGGAATCTAGGATTAATGATGTTCTAATTATCTTAGATGAATTTGACACACAGTTCCCTAAGGGCAACAAGAACCGAGACGTATATCACTTAACTAGGAGACTTGTAGATTATGCTGGACTAGACAAAGAGATAGCTACTGAAATTGCCGTAAGACACTTAGATGGTAAGATGTTCAATTACTATTAAGGGTTAATTAGATTAAGTTAGGCCTCTATTAGTGAGGCCTATTATAATCGCTTATAACCGCGCATAAACTTGCATAAACAAGCGTTGTAGTGTAATCACTGGTTACTATGCCATTATAAGGTATAACTGTATATAGTTAATATTAGGAGGTGATTACTCACCTCCCTTAATATAATCACTTAGACTCCTCAGTAGTTGTCTTAGCCTTAATTACAGGTGCGATATCTGTACCAGCCTGCTCGAAGTCCTCAGAGATCTTAACCTTCTCCTTAGCTTTATAAGTAACCTTAGCACCTTCAACTCTAACCCTAGCACAACTAGCTGCGTCGTTCTTCTGGGGGTTAACAACAGCCAAGCCTACGGGACCTTCGAGTTCGACCTTAGACAGTGTCACCTCCACAGGCAACTTAGTTGTATGCTGAGCAACTGCAATAGCACAACCTTCTGTTGTTGAACCATTACCGTTAGGTGTCAGTGAATACTCCGCAGCTGTAGATACACAAGTACTATCCTTAACAGACATAATACCTGCTCTAATCTCAACGGCTGTACCCTTAGCCTCAATACGTGTACCGTCTAGCACCCACTTACCATAACCAGCTGCATAGATACCACTACCCTCTTCTTCCCCAGACTTACCATCTACAATAATAGAGCCTCTAATAGTGAGCTCTGGCACTGGACCTTCAGTCAACTTGTTAGAGCCATTGATATAGATACCTGTACCACCAGATACGGTGTCACCTTCAATAGGACACTTAATAGTAGCATCAGACTCTACGACAACACCATAACCTTTATAAGATGGTCTGTTCTTATTAGGGCCATCAATCATAATGCCTGACCAACCCCTAAGTGTAACATCCTTACCAATCTTAACAGTTGAGTAGTTAGCTACCTCCTCTTCAAAGGATCCTAACATGTAGATAGCACCGAATGAGTTAGGTTCAGTCTCCCTAATAGTACCCTTACCTACAATCTCAACGTTACCATGTCTAATATTAAGAGGTGTACTTGGGGCTACAATCTCACAGGAGTTCAGGTCAATTGTGAACGCCTTACCACTCTCTACTCTATAATCGCCTTCGGTTGTAACAGCACTCTTGTATAGCTTAAGTGTATGATTATTATCTACGGCTGCTAGGGCTGTCTTCAGATCACTGTAACCTGTATTGGTTGTTGTATTAATAACAGTAGAATCTACGCCAATTGTGAAGAGGCTGAAGTGTGTTGTCTCAAAGGTTAACTTACCTGAAGATGAGTCGTAGCTCTTAATAGATATGTCCTCATCCCCATGTTGTACCTTAAAGTTACCTACACCATCTAGACCCTTAACTGTAGACACCGTAACGGCTACAGGCTTACTGAACTCACTAACCTGTTTACCGTCCACCTCAAGTGTTAAGTCCACTGCACCAACACTATTATAGCCTTCAACGACCTCTACAGGCTTATCTACTATTGGATCCTGTGTAGCTACTATAAGTTGTGCTGTATCCCCTGTAATTGTACCCTCTGGAATTGCAACCTGAGTTGGAATATCTGTTGTCTCTAACTTAACTGCCTCATCGTCCCAAACTCTAACACCCTCACTCTTAGACGCCTCAGATCCCGTTACTGTGATCACATAGTCGCAAGAACAGGTTGTGTAATTATCTGTATATCTAATTGTTAAGATCTTGGATAATTGTAATACGCCGGGATCTGCATAGCTTAACTTACTATCTGTGATAGCTAGTGTCTTAGTTGTGTCATCAGATAGCGTAGCTTCAATAGTCATGCCAGTTGCATCAAATTTGTCGCCACTCTTATATGTAGACTTAGAAGGAGGTGTTGCTACCTTGATAGATGTAATAGTTGAGGCTGCTCTGAGATCCTTAACTGTTACCAACTTAGCTACATCCTTACTATCCTTAAACTCTGCTACCCTACCAACTACTCCGCTCTCAATTGTAACTGATCCCCCCTTGTAACCCTTATTAGATACAATAGAGATATCATAACCATAAGTGCTAGCACCATTACCATAAGGTACATGATTATAATTGCCGTTACCCTTAAATGTACCAGCCTTAAGTGTAACCTTACCTGCCTTGACTTCAAGTGCACTCTGATCATTAGATGTATAAGTACCACCATCTATAATATACTCACCACTAGCTGATAGATAGATACCTGCGTCGGTCTTGCTGTTCTTGAGTGTAATATGTAGATCCTTGATGTTGCCGTTGGTACCAATCATTGTATTGGTCTCTACGTTCTCAACATAAGCACTTGCACCGTCTTGCCACTGACTGAAGAGATACTTGTCACTTGGGTCATCGCAGGTACTGATCATCTTACAATCCTTAAGATATATAGAGGTCTTCTCAGTCTGTATAAGTGAAGCTGCACTTGACTCAATTGCTGACTTAAGTTCAACGTTGGTAAGTGTAATTGTATCTACACCCTCTACCCCTACCAATAAACCACGCTTCTTGTCCTTAAGTTCAATTGTACCACCCTTAATCTCTATATCCTTGCTGGCCTTGATAAGCTGTGTAGTAAGTGTGTGCCCCTTAAGATCAATAGTTGTAGGTTCAGAGTTAACATCTAATCTAGAACCAGGTAGGTCTAAGTCTCCCCCTAACTCTACATTACCCTTGAGCTTGTAAGCTGTGTAAGTCGTGCCATCGCTGATAGTATCCTCTACCTTGTCAAAGAGATTGTCTAAGTCCGCAGCACTCTCAATCTTGGCTACTACACTTATTGCAACACTAGCACTCTTGCCCTTGTATGTAACCTTAACCTTAGTAGCTCCTACTTCAGCTGTCTTGAGGTCAATGTCAAAGTCTCTAACTTGTTCAGTTGTGCCATCTGAATAGATAGCTGTAACCTTGAAGTCCTCAGCTACGATAGCTTCACCAGCCTTATAAGATGTCTTGGATGTTGTAGCCTCAATCTTGCTGAGTGTTACTACATCTACTACCTCTGTTGTAGAAGCTTCGCCACCATTGTATCTGTATGTATACACAATAGATCCTGCACTTAGTGTAGGTATTACCTCTCTGTAGGTTAGAAGATCTCTGTGCCCTGAAGCAAATGTAACTTCAAATTCTGCTCCCTCTATGTTAAGGGTCTGGCCCTCTTTGAAGGTTGTACACTTAGGAGCCTTGATAAGTTTAAGCTTAACTGGTACATCTAACTTGACGTCCACAGATACTTTGGACTCTAAAACCTCCTTACCTACTCCTGTCTTATAGTATATTGTAACCTCTTGATTACCTGCTTCTCTAAATACACTAGGCACCACTCTAAGACCCGGAGAGATCCTATTGTATAATACATACTTGCCTAAATCCGCTGTAGCCTCTACTTCTACTATACCCCCATAAGGACCTGTGTAGTATTGCTTGTCCTGTGGAAGCGATACCGAAGTTACTATGGCCGGGCCTGTTATAACTCTAGTTGTCTCATCACTCATTATTGTTAATACTCCATTAAAAATTGAGTTAATTGTCTAATAGAATTAGTTGCTGAAAAATTGTGAAAAAATTACAGAAATCTGCTTGACAAAAATATCTAAATAATATATTATATAAATGTAAATAAGGAAATAGAAGAAAGATGAAGAGAATGCTAAAGTTGAGGGGATGAAAAAAGATCCTATCTCATTAAAAATCTACAAAAAAAGCCAAAAAAAAAACACACTAAATAAAAAGAAAATAAATAAAAAAAAGAGGTATAAACTATGTCAATGTTCTTTGATAATGTAAAGTACAAAAAATTGGAAGCTGAAGTTGAAGTCACCCGAGAAAAAGCTTTTAAAAAATCTTCAGCCTTAAACGATGAGCTTCACGATCTTGCAGCTAAAGTTAATAGCAAATATAATCTGAAATCTTCAAATCGTTATAATGCTTATGAACCTTATAGCATGTATGTAAATAGTCTTTACAACCCTGTTGATGATAAAGAAGAAGCAGAAAGAAAATTCGATAGATATTTGGCTACAGTACCTGCTAGGGAGAGAGAAGCCATTAAAAAACAGATTAAAGTCATTGCAACTGATCAGTATAAGTACGATGTAATAGATCGTCGTATGGAATTATTTGGGGAAGATCTTAGTCGTATTAGAGTCGCTTTGCAGAGATTAAATGCTGTCTATATTGTCTTTGGACGTGATGATGAAAGAAAAAAAATAGCTAGGCAAATTAATGATATTATTGGTGGCTGCATTGATAAGAAATTAGATGACTTAAACAACTTGGATGGTCTAGATAGCTTGGAAGATTGAGGAAACTTAGGAGTTGCTTAGGCTAGGAATCCCCTAGCCTAAAATTAGCAAAAAATCAAAAAAAAATCAAAAAAAAAACGCACTAAATAATACATAAAGGAAAATCTAATATGACAGTTAAAGAATTTAAAAAACTTAAAGAAGCTAAGGCAGCTCCTAAATTAATGGAAATCACATCTGAAATGCTCGATTGTCTTGAAGAGCACGGGATGGATTATTTATATAATGTAGGCGCTAATAAATACATATCAATTAATACCCCTCTTCGTGTAGAAACTTATATAGAGAACTTTGAGTTAAGAGGAGTTCGAGCTCCTTCTCTGAGAGACCTAGTGGATCTAGAGAATAAAAAACTTCATATGGATCATAACTATAAAAAACATAATGCCCTTAAAGGAAAAGAGGAAGGTGCTACCCAAACTATACGGCCTTACTTTGATTATTCAGGTGTAGAAATAAATCCTTACATGATGCGTGTCGCCTCCTTTACAAATTCTAAAAATTATAGCACTCCTTGCCTTAAAGTAGGTCTAGTATTGAAAAGTGCAGAAGATGAGCAGCTAGAATGGATTAGTAATATTCTAGGAGGGGATTATCCTTCTTATGTCTTCAATCCTTCTCAGTTAGAAGTACTCAAAGAAAATGGCTTTGAAGTACCTAAATGTAAGATATTTTAAGTAGAAAAATATTATATTCTTTGTGAGAGAAAAAATTAAGGGGATCTTAGAGGTCCCCTTCTTTATGTAGAATAAGATACGTAGTAATTACCACAATCATAAAGCTTACTATAACCATTAGATTGCATGTTCTCCTCCTCAGTTAAGGCCTCATCAAATTTAGGTAACCACTCCTTAAGCCTATACTTCTGCGCTTGATATCTACTGACCCTATTAGACCGAGGATTACTATCGTGGTAGAAGTAACCTATTTGAGTTGTGCCTCTTAAGGTAAACCCGCTACTGAGATACCCCCGTCCATTAAATAAGGACCTGTCAACGTAACTGACAAACTCTTTAAGTCTGGAGTGCTTAATAAGTTTTGAGAATCCTCCTACGACTTGAGTATAGAGCTTAGCACACATACGGTGTAATTCAATCTCCCCTGATTTGAATCTTGACTTACCCCAACCTGCCACTTGTACCAATTCTCCCCTGTAGTATAGACCTAATCTTATGCTTGACTTAACAGATCCTTGTATATGGTTAGCTTCTAGAAACTCCTCATAGTCCTTACTTGCTAGAGGCTTGCACTCACAACTCCTTGCGTATATTCTTTGTTTGTAAACCCCCAAAGCAGAAGCTATTATAGATTTGTATATCTCCTTCTTAGATAGCCACAAATCTTCCCATATGTGTATAAGTCCTTATGCCTAACTTCTCACATTCCTCGGTTTTATGTAAGTGATAATTTTTGTCTTTAAAGGCATGCCAATATATATCATTGTATTCAATTGCTACCTTCTTTGAGGGGATGTATACGTCTAATTCTGAATAAGTACCTTTAGAAGACTTAATTAGATTTCTGCAGTGCTGTATAACTTCAATATTAGGCAATAGCGACTTACAATACTCTACAATCTCAGATTCCGCACAAGATGCATTTAATTTAGCATCTTCAAAGCTTTTCTGTATTAAGGGCAGATATTCATTAGATATGTAGGTGCATTTTCCTAATCTTATAGTAGGCAAACCTAATACATGCCAGGCCTGACCATATTCACTTTTAAGCTTGGCTGTACTTGTGCAGTTATTTTGTGCCTCAAAGTTTTTGACTCTTTCAAGCCTCAGTTTTTCTTTTTTCTCTTTAGTCTGCGCTGTTTGAGTATACCATTTATACCCTGTTTTAGCTAAGCAATTTTCTATGTAATGCTTTTTTGTCTCTTCTTTTTGCATTGCATATTCAACACCATATCTCTTAAGATTGGTATTCTTTTGCTTGAGTTTGCCTTCTTCGGTCTTCATGATATTGTCAGCGCCATATTTATTTATACAGGTTTGCTTAGCCTTAAGAGTAGCCTCTTTAGTTTGTGCAGGGTTCTCTACCCCATACTTTTCAAGACAAGTTTGTTTGGCTTTTTCTCTGTTAGTGTAGCTAGTTTTACCATACTTATTTAAGCAGGTTTGTTTGGCCTTGTCTTTATTATTATAACTAGCGCTACCATATAACTCAATCTTAGTATTGATGCCTTTTCGAGTAGTAAGTAGATGTGCACATTTATTGCAACATGCCCTCTTATAGCCTACATAATATTTGGAGAACGCAGTTGGATTACCACAAACCTCACAAGTCTTAGTGCATTTAGGATTTACAAGATTATATATTAACTCTGTGACATTTTTAGAGCTTACTTGCGTAACTTGCCTTAACTCCTCTAATAGCTCAGGTCTATTATTAATATACCTGATTATTCCAGAACTTAAATTAGCCTTAGATTCATTTGTGAACGCATTGTGTTCTTGTAAGTAGGTAATTAATTCCTCTCTCGTCCTCATATATATAATATAACAACAAAGCTCACTCCTTTCAGAGTGAGCCGTGTTTTTAGAAGATTAGATTAACGGATGTTGGCAATCTTGATTCTTCCAAGGTAGCCAGGCTGAAGTGCCTTCATATCCTCATATCTTGCAATTGCGCCTTCTTTATAGAGATTTTTGCGCTGTAATGCACCTGTTGAGAACATTGGGAGGAGTGTACCAATTGCGATTGATACATCGCCTTCAGCTGCTTCGTTCTTCCAAGTTGTGAGGAGTTCGTCATCAGCGATAACATTTTCAGGTACCTTATAACATGGGATACCATTTAACTCACCAACTTTGTAAGCACCGATAGCTGGCTGACGTCCTGTGTCCTTCCAACCTTCACTGAGCTTGAGGTATGTGATAGCCTTTGGACCACCAACGATAGCTGTTACACCACCTCTCATGATCTTGTTATAGATGTTGTCCTGGACTCTATCAATAGCCTGACCAATGAGCTGTGCTGTGTGGTAGTAAGAATCTTTAGTTGTAGCTGCTTTTTCAGCATCAAATTCAACTGTTTCAATTCCATTAGCCATCTGAGCTGCGTTAGCATACTTGATTGTCTGGAAGTCAAGTGTCTTCTTGATTTCCTGGGCAGCACTGTCCATGAGCATCTCTTCAGCTGAAATACCAAATGATGTGCTGAGTGTGAGTTCAGTAAGCTGTGTCCATGTAACTCCAAGAGATACTGGTCTTGGGTTGAAGTGGTAGTCCTTCATGACAAGTTCTACTTCACCAAGATACTTACCTGCGAGATCCTTTTCAGAATCATAAGCACCTGTGAACTCAACTGTTCCTGTTGCACCTGTAAGTTTGAAGCCGTTAGCTGTTGCTTCTACGCTGTACTTAGGATCTGCAACAAGCCAAATTGCCTTGTGTCCTTCCCCAGACTGCATAGCTACAACTTTGCCGTCTTCAACGAACTTAGAGTGACCATCAATGTAGCCAAGTGACTTGAATGGTTCAGCTGCCATGTCTCCCTTGAGGTTGACTTCGCCAGCTGTTGCTGCTACTGTCATGAACTCTGTTGCAAACTGTGACTCTGTTGATTCAATCATAACATCGCCAAGCTTGCCATCATCCATTCTACCTACCATGTTGAATGGTTCATCAACATCGCCTGCTGTATATCTTCCAGCTTTTCCATCTGGATCAGATGCACCATAAACTGGATAAATATACTTTATTGAATCGTTAGTAGATTCGAGATTGTATTCAGTAAAGAGCTGACCACGAACTGAATTTGGATAAGATAGCCTGATTAATCTGAGCATATTCTCCATTTTATTCGACAGGGCTCGCTATTTCCCTGCCCGCTTAAATCCAGATTTCAAATTTAAGCTGCTATGTATTTCTACATAGATTAGACTATATCTTCACCTTTTAATTCTTAAAAGGGAATGGCACTTCCATTCGCTTGAATGTACTTCCTTGCGGAATAGTCGTTGAACTTTATTTTACCTTAAAGGATTTTAAATATGTCTTCCCATATTTATCTTTTACGTATCTCAAGTAGGCTTTAATATCTTCCAATCTAAGAATTTTTACGTTATTTTCAGCTAAGGCATTATATTTGCCCCACCAAAATTTCTTAGTATATTTATTAAAAGGTTCATTTTTCTCATTAAAGAATTGTTCTCCTTTTAATTCATAGAATTGTCCTTCTATTAAAAAATCTGGCCAACATGTGTGTTTTTGAAAATTCTCTTCGTCTTCATACTCAAAATATACCCCAGGATGATATAAGAATTGTCTATTATTATCTTCTAAATAAATATACAATGCTAATTCCCAGCTGGAATCAAATCTGATATTTTTATACAAATACCCCTTAAGATGATTTGAATTTCCTGAGCTCTGAACAACAGTTTTAGAATTAAATCTTTCAACCATAGTCTGAACTCTCTTTTTATTGGCTTCTTCCGTATGCGCAGCCTTTTCTGAAATTTTTTGTTTATTAGGATCTTCCCATCCTAAATATCCATTATTTCTACTTCTTTGGGTTTCTGCACCTTTTTTAGTGATTTCAGGATTTTGAGAAGCATGATCATAACCAAATTTCTTTCTGTTAGTATCAATTCTCTTTTTAAGAATTTCTTCCCTGTCCTTATTCCATTTCTCTGAAAGATTTTTACTGATTTTTTCTTTAACAGAGGAGGCAAAAGAAGGATTAGTTACTCCATAATTTCTTTTTAAAGTTTCTTTAGCTTTTGTTTTTCTTTCTAAATCTTTTTCAGGATGTTCTATATAATATTGCTTAATTCCACATCCATGACATAATATTTTTTGATTTTCATTAAAAGCCTTAAATCTCGTAAAAGATTTTCCACATGCTGAACATACACATTCTACTTTAGATGACATACTTTTATTCCTTTCAAAATAAAATCTTAGCTGCTGATTTTCTCTATTCTCCTGAGACGTCCCAGCAATTCACCATTGATTTGTACTTAGGATCACTCCTAAGCCACCCAAGTTTATCTAGGTGTGTATCCTCCAAATGTGCTAGAGATCTGAGCTTCTGACATTCTAGACATTGTTCTTGTCTGATTTTCAAGAAGAACAGCGAGGTTTCTAGCTGTATTTACATCCATGTTTTCGATACCCTTACCAATTTCAGGTACGTTACACCACTTCTCAACGAGTCTATCCATACGATAGTCTCTTTCTTCTCTAAAGAGCTTTTCTGTAAGAACATCCTTATTGTTCTTTACAGGGTTATTAATTCTTGCTTTAATTCCGCCCATAATAGTTGTAATTCCTATAAGGTTTTTAAAGAGTTTTTCCCTAAAGAAATATTGTAATTTAAATATATAAATTTGTTGGATTTATAGGATCTAGATTAAGACCCTTAAGTTGCTTTAGTAATTTGTTTTATCCTCAATATTTAATTTTGGATTAGATATTTATTTGGAAATATCTTTTATTCATTTCTTTAAGTGAATGATGAGATCTCAAGATCCTACCACCATTCTTAATTATATATAATTAGTGGGAGGGTTTAGAGAAGTTCAAATTCTCTGTTTTTTTTTTGTTTATTGGTACTAATTAATATATAAAAAATCTATTATAAGAGGCATAATTATGAGGAATTGGAAAGAATATAATATCCTTAGGGAGAATTATGGTTTTAGAAAAGAGGGATCCTCTCCTGATTATGATGAACTCAGGGCAAGGCTTACAGATGCATCTACTCACTTAAAAAAGTTTGCCAAAGAAATGGATAAAGTGCCCACTTATACATTTGAACCTAAAGAAGGGGCAATAGATGTTTTAGATGAAATTGATATTCGCAGTAATATTTCTAATTTAAGAAAGGCTTTGACATCTGTTAGAAGCTATCTCAGTCATGATTTTGAATATGCTCCAATGAATGATGCGTTAGATGCAGTAGTAGAAATTCTACTTGGAAAATAATTAAAATCAACAGAAGATTATTTATGATCCCAAAAGAGAGTCTACTCTCTTTTGATTTTCTTATATATCTTATTCAGACGCCTTGAAGTTATATATAGGTTTAATTACTTCTACAATATCTACAGTGTCCTTAATATTAGGCACAATATCTTTTAAAGATTTATAAGCCATAGGGGATTCATCGAGGGTATCTTTATTCACACAAGACGACCACACATCCACCATACTAGCTTTAAACTCTTCAATATTTAGATTCTCTTTTGCTTTAATTCTCGAGAGCATTCTACCGGCGCCATGAGGGGCAGAGTAGTTCATTTCAGCACAACCTTTACCTATGCCTATAATAGATCCCTCAGCCATATTGATAGGGATTATAACCTTAACGCCCTTATAAGCCGCAATGGCTCCTTTTCTAAGTATGCCATGCTCTAGATCTATGTAGTTGTGTACGTCTTTAATTTTAGAGTGCCTACTTAGATATTCTTTTATGACTTCTTGTTTTCCAGGTCGTGGCGATATCCTCGTTGGATATAGGATGATGTATTTAAGATCTAAGAGTTCCTGGGCTACTTCAATATTCTCTTTGTTTATTCCTTTGGATTTTAGGAGTTGTTCTACGTTGTTCATATTTATAATATAAGGGAGGCTTTAACCTCCCTACTACTTAAGTAACTTCTAATAGTGTCAGATTTTGTTTGTGCCTTGCCATCTACCATTGTAGAGGTTGTCAGATTCAACAGGTTCATTCTCAAACACTAGGATCTGTGCTACTCTTGTGCCTACTGGGATGTTGACTTTCGTATTACCTGTTAAGAGTGTTGTATTCATTTTCTCCTCCGCAGAGATACCATAGCCGGGATCCCATATTGAGGAGATAATGTGACAGCCTGCCCGAAGTAGTGAGGATCTCTGCACAATTAAGGCCCACTCATCTGGATTTAAGGTGACTAACCCCTGCTCGAAGGTAACACTATAGTTCTTATTAGGTTCGAGGTTATACACCTTCTTACCATTCTTCTCTGTATAAGGTGCTTCAGTATATTCAATTCCATATACTTTACTATTATCATCGAAGTATACTACTGAGTCCTCTTTGACTTCTTCAATCTTATGAACACTTAAGTCAACACCTACCTGAGCAGCCTTAGCGTGCTTTAGAGGGTCTAGGATCTTGTTATTATAGATATAGGCTCCATTCTTATTCATCTATTCATCTTCTCCTTTAGAGTACTACCAACACATCATCATCTGTTAAGACTTTGTAGTTCTTATCATCCTTCTTGAATAGGGTACCACTTCTCTTTAGATATATAATAGTATTTCCTTCCTCGACGCCCTTTACATCTGGACCACAAGATAATACTGTTGCTGTAACCTTTGTAGGGTTACTATAATCAGGTGTGCTAGAGGCAATAACAAGTCCTGATTCCGTCTTGTTTTCCTCAACGACTTCTTCTACTAGAATATTATTTTTTAATACATGCATCATGTATATAGTATAACCTTTAGAGTTGTGATTCTTCCTGTTTTTAAGTCACCAATTTATATTATATATAAGAGGGTCTTAATTCATGCCTAATTTACTTTTAATTTTCTGTTGTGTTATTGCTGTTTGTTTCGCTTATTATTTATATGCTGTTAAGATTATAGCTGAGACTCTTAATAGCTACATAAATACTTTGTTTCTAATCTCGAACTTTTTAAGGGAGACTCCTAAACTTCACGTAGAGCATAGAGTTACTTGTGATCAACTACTGGGAGTCTGCGAGGACCTTAAGAGGCAATTTTCCTTTCTGCCTAATTATCAACTACATGCCTATACTACTATTACTCAGCAACTCGAACCTGCTATTGCTTATATTAAGGCTGATTTAGGTCTGTGAAGTTGTTAGGCTATATTGTAATTTAAACTCCTCATTGCTGAGGAGTTATTTTTAACAATTAAGTTTGATTTGCAAATCAGTTTAGAGCCAACCTTCCGGTTTTCTATCCATGATAGTTGATTTCTTAAGTGACTTTAATCCTAGCGCATCCTGTCTCTCACTAGCTGTGATGTAAGATGTCATAGGTATTCTGCTATCCTCAATATCTTTTGACTCTTTTAGATTCTGTATTACATCTGCATAGAACACTCTCTTAGCTTCTGTTAAGTTTGCAGATGACAGGATCTTATTAGCATATGGACTGATCTGTGAACCATATGTTTTATATATGCTCTCATAGAACGAAGCAACTGGATCACTCTCAATGTCCTCTCTAAGAGCTTCTCTTGCTTCTTCAGTCTCTTTAGCTCTAACATTTTCTTTAAGATCATGGTAAGCTTTTCTTAAGCTCTCATAATCTCTTTCTTTTCTTGATAAGTCTGCTCTAAGCTGCGATAGCTTTTCTCTGTAGCTGTTTACTCTACTTGTGAGTTTTTCATTCTTAGATGCAAGCTCATTCATTTCATTTGTAGCTTCGCCGAAGGCATCCTTTAAGTCAATATAAGCTTTCTTATATGAGTCTTTAGATGTAGCTTTGTCATCACACTCTTTTTTAAGTGTTTCAGCTTCTTCCTTGAGTTTCTTATAATCTACTGTTGTGTTTGCTGTACTCTCTTTAAGTGTACTATTCTCAGCCTTGAGTTTTTCATAAGCCTTGATAAGATTGTTAACAACTTCGGCTGCTTTCTTATTCTGACATAGCATCTCATTCTGAAGCTTGGTATTTTTAGATTCTACATACTTAACATATCTTGTAGATGGTCTAGCATTAAGATCTTCTTTTGTTTTATTTAGCTTTGTCTGGAGTGTTTCTGAGATCTTTTTCCAATTAGCTGATTCTGATTCAATAACCTTAGTATCCTCTGAGAGCATTGTAAGCTTCTCTTCAAGATCCTTTGGTGATTCAATTCCAAATCTCTCTTTGTATTCAACACTTTCCTGGAGCATCTTCTTAATAGATGCTTCTTGCTCTGCGATCTTTGCTTCGATCTTTTCCTTAAGATCTGGGCAAGCACCATCTTCGAGGAAGGATCTGATTTCTCTGAACTCTTCTAGTCTTGCCTGTGGATCTTTGATATTGTTTGCCTCTTCGAGGAAAGACTCCATATCTCTGCGGAATTTCTTTTCCTCTAGCTTTGCAATCTTTGAGTCTTTCACTGTAGTGGTCTCCTTGATATTTCTATGTGCTTCTAAAGATTCTTTTATTGATTTATCATCTATTTGATCATCATCTTCATCGTAAGAGAAGTAAGTTCCCTGCGATGGACATAATACAAAGTCTGCCAATCTTTCAATTTGATAAGTATCAGGGTCTACTGTTACTCCATCAGGCATCATGTCGCCAAACCCAGAAGAGGATGTACCTACTTTAAGGCCATGTTTAATATGATCTCTGAGATCATCGCCTAATCTTCCACTTGGCACCAATAGTCCCCAAACCAAGCCAACTCCATCAAGATCTGGCTCGTCCATTTTAGCGTCTAACCATACACCGCAGATATCTCTAGGATTACCATCTGAATCCCCTGCTGGATGATCAGTAAGCATTGGAGATCCTACATAGGTCTCCTTTTGATTATTAATAACGTTTTCCCATAATTTACGATTGTAGATACGATTGTTAAGGTTTTTCTTATTGTAGAACGATATTGGTACCCACCAGCCCTCTGCACTATCCTTAACAGATTCTGTCAATTTAGCCGGGCAACGCTTCAAAGATTCATTGAGTTCTGCATTGTCAACTTTTTTGAGTAATTTATTATCAACTACCCCTGACTCTACAAACCTTGTTAGACCTTGTGTATTTTTCATAATATGTTATAAGGGTTCTCCCAATTTTTTTACTTAAGCTTTGCTTTATATTATAATTAGTATAATATAATATAGATATTATAGCCAGCATGACTCTCTGGCTTTGAGTTCCTTAATTCTTTAGAATTAGTTGTCTACAAACAAGTACCTTAATTTTTACCTTTTTTTGAGGTGTTCTTTTTCTTATATAGTGTTGTGGAGTATTCTTTTAATCTTGTAGTGCCGTTATTCTTGCTCAATGTCTCTAACATCAGAGAGTTGACATCTGGGATTGTTGAGAACACTTGCACATGATACCCTTCTCTTACAAAGTTATTTATAGCATAGTTTCTAAGAGATTCAAAGTATAAGGATTCCTTGATACCCTTATAAGCTGTTGCAGCCCTTGCTTCTCTTAATCTACTACTGTGCTTTTTGTTGCTTTCTTCTTTTGTTGAAGTGGCTGGTTCTGTAGTAGATTCCGCAGTTTCTGGTTCACCTATTTCAGTACCTGCTTCTTCTCCTGTTTCTTCATCGCCGCCCATTTCTCTTCCTCTTGATAGACCTCTAGGACCATTTTCGTCTTCGCCAACTTCTTCTACATCATTTAAAGTCTTATTATAAGACGCATCTCTTGTCCACTTCATAATATCTGAAGGTTCTAAGAAGGAGTATTTACTTATAATATCTCTTATAATATCAGGGGGTAGTGTATCTTCATCTGTTAGGCCTACCGCAGTCTTAATCATATCCATAATACTATCTACCATATCTAGGCTGTTCTTTTTTGCATTGTATCTATCCTCATCTTCTTCAACAACAGGATATTTAAGAGATAGAGTGAACGGTATTCTGAAGTCATACTGCCCCGTAATCGCAAAGTGTATTCTGAACAAGTCAGCTAAGGTTTCTAAGAACGCACTTTGAAGAGTATATACTTTACGAGCGAACGGCTTATATTGTTGCATTAGAGACTTGCCTGAATTATTGGCACTGAACCAACCCTCTTCCCCGAAGAAGCTTCTTGGTAACCCTAAGGACACAGCTTCTCTATCTTGATATAACTTGATATCATCTACGCCGTCAGTGCTCGAAGTTTCTGGCTTCTTAACCTCTACATCTAGTAAGCCCTCAGGTACCCATATCTTTGTATTTACTGTATAGACTTCTGAATTACCTGCTGCTGGTGTGACACCTATATTATCATAAGCTTCTCTTACTCTATTAACAGTTGCAAACTGCCTAGACTCATCCATGTTATCGTCAGTTTTGACTTTATATAGTGTAATTGGGAAGCTCATCATTCGGGCTAGGCCTTGCAGTGTAATCGTTGATTGTGTTTGTTTATATGGGCTAAGTGCTCCTATAATAGGTGATGTACCCCAAGGCCAGAAGTCAGAGGCCTCTCCTCCCACTCTAAAGTGTGATATACTCCAAGGTGGTACTATGGTCTCCTGATCTATCTCAAATCCAAACAACTTACTATCGAACAAGTCAGTTACATCTTCTGAGTTAGCCATAGAGTCAAACATACTACTTAGCAGGTAGTTCTTACTCATAGCAGTATACATAGCCCCTGAGCGCTTCTTCTGCATCTCTAAGACTTTAACAGGATTGAACTCTATGCGGTCTGTGATTTGCATTTGTTGTAGAGGCAGAACTCTCTCTACACCCTTATCTGATATCTTATTAGCCCAGAATGCATCCCCAAAGATTGCTAGCTGCTCAATTGTAGCGCGGATTCTTGTCTGCGTAATACCCCACTGGTTTATTAGAGTATACATATCCCTGGTCATTCTAGGATCTGGGGTTTCAATTCTAATCAAGGTATCCTGGCTATCTAACTGGCAAGCTTCATCCGCATATAGAGATACTGTCCTGTTCGCATAAGGATCATTTAGATACATATATTGTAGCTGAGATATTCTTTGATTTCTAGCTGATAACTCTGTCAGTTTGTCTGTGTTGTCGGATAGCCATGTCTGGAACAACCTCTCTAACTTCTCTGTTAGAGGGGCCGTTGTCACTGCTGAGTTTAGTAAGGCTTGACCCACTCTTTGATCAGAGCCTAGATCCATCTTCACAAACTCTATATTTTTATCTTTTGTCCTTTGGAACCCAAATAATCTTCCTAAGAAGCCGCTTAAGCCCGCCCTCTTGATCGCTGAACCTTGAGTTTTAGGATCTTTTAATTCTAGTTCTGGCACTTTATAATATCCTCATATAGTCTATCTTTTAATTAGTTCAAGGAGGTGATACTTCATTAATACCATACCTTGTTTTTTCCACTAGGTCTAGTTTTGAGGATATTCTTAACATAGGACATTTCTTGAGTATTCTCATTTTTCATGTATTCTGGTACCACAAATGATGTACTCCACACTCTCTTCATGTTTGCACCACATTTATCACATTTTACCTTTAGTGTAGATATATCCTGCATTGAACATTCAACTTCTTTGACATTTCCACACTCACACTTAAACTGATACTTCATTTTTAAGTAGCTCCTCTATGTTAAGCAATCCTTTATATATTTTAATATAATCTTCATTTTGCTCAAATTCTTTTTTTAAGATACTTTGTTTGTTATTCTTTCGGTCTAGAATATTATATAACTCTTCGTTTTTCCACCTGTATACTCTTTTATCTCCTTTACCATAATCTACCCCTATCACAAACAGGGATATCCCATTGCCTTTCATTAATTCATAGGCTTTTATAAGGTTGGTTATTTGGTGATCTTCTAGTCTGTTTAGGTTGAACGCTTGAGGTTTTTGTAACCACTTAGATTCACAACACACAAACTTACCATTGTAGTAGCCAAAGATGTCGTAAGGTGCAATGTTTCTTTGATGAGAGTATATACTGAAGGTATCTGGTATCTTGTAACCATAACCCCCTTGTTGATTTAATGATCTTACCACTATAGAGTTGAAGTCACTCTCTAACATCTTTAGACCCCCTATTTGTGGTTTTCATCTTGCTCAATAGGGCCTCTAGTCTGTTTATAATTTCAGGGTCTTCGCAGTAGTATCTGTATAGGAAGTGGACTACTTGATGCGTTTGTTTGTTTAAGCACGCAAAGGCACTTTCATCTCTTATATCTTCATATTTATTAGGATCCAAGTTCATGTGATGTAGATTCCAGGCCTTGTATAGTGGTCTTAGAGTTATCTCATCCCTTTGTCTTTGTTCTTTAAGTGCCTTTTTGAACTTCTTCCACTTACTTGTTGCTCTGAACTTGCTCTTTGCATTTTGAAGTTTTCCCATATGTTTAACTTAGTGCCTAATGTCTAAGTTCAATAAGAACACCCTCCTTTATAGAGGGTGCAATTTATTCTATAGAGATGTCCTCCTCTCAGAGGTGGAACAAGTTTAATACAAACCGAGTTGCTACTGCTATGACCACTGCAGCACCACAAGACCCAAATGTCCATCCTACAATTTTTAAGATGCTGTTATTGTGAGACTGTTTGATCTTACCTTCAATTCTTTCATCCAACCCATTCTCTAAGCTAGTCATGCGGACTTCAACTTTATCAAGTTTTTCATTGATATTTGTGAAGCCCTCATTCATGTGTGAGGTGAGATCTGATTTCATATCATCCATCTTTTCCTCCAAACGTGTTATGGCCATATCTAATTTCTCTCCCATAAACTTTATGGATTTTTCATTTACTCTGCCAATAGGGCATGTAGATGGGTCAAATTCATTATTAGACATTTAATCAGATCCTCGTTTGTATTAATTTTCTCATTTTACTCTACATATTAATTAGTGTTATGCATTTGAGGGAGTTATGCACTTATTTCAACCTCCAAACCCTGATGCAATCTTCTTGTAGGCATATTTACCTTTGATTGTGCTCTGGAAGTATTTGCCTGCGGATGGTTCTGTTTTGAACGCCTCAAAGATTGGTTCAGGTACTTTACTATATGCATAGATTCCTCCTGCATTGAATGTTACCCACAATGTACCATTTTCATATCTAACTTCCTTGATGTTTGAGCTTTTTGGTGTTTCAATTAACTTAGCTGCCATTCTAACATATTCTCCTTATTTTCTATATTATATTATATTTTCTTAAGTGGGTCAAGGGCAGGCCCTCATATACTCATACAGTCTTTTCAAGAACCTTCTCCAGACATCACCGCCTACCTTACAATAAGCTGCGATTACTCCTGATATTCTATTATCTACACCTAACTTTTTAAGACACCTATATAGCAACTTAACCCTATGATCACAGCTAAGTAGGGTGGCTCTAATATAGAGGTCTTTTTTCTGCAAGTAGTCGACCACAGCATCTGCATAATCTTCAGGGGTATGTTCCCAAGATAAGTACTTCTTTTCCTCTATCCAATTCACAGACTTAAGGTAGTTCACTTCCCCTTCTTCATTAGCCTCATAGTAGTTATCGAAGAGTTTTAACCATAGCTGATAACTCTCCTCATAGTACTGATCTGCTAAGTCCGAGGATATATAGTGCTTGTCCATTATTTAGAGTCTCCTATATGTAGAACATTCAAGTCTGATATTTGCTGATACTCATTATTTACCAACTCGTAGAATCTCTGGTTAGTACTAGCAAGCCTGAACTCGTATTCGTTTTTACCTGATGCAAGATCCCTTAGATCTTCTCTATAAGATCCTGCCTTTATATATTTAGGACCCAAAGATACATTGTTATAGTACAACTCTTTTATCTTATCTATTGTATAGCCAGTATATACACATATCTCGAAGCCTAGCTGATTTAGATTTATAATTAGATCTTTACACTCTCCTTCATAGTAGTAAGGGTCTCCTCCAGACAATACCAACTTCTTAGTGCCCCCACACCTCTTACTATAGTCTAAGATCTTCAGGGTTAACTCTCCTACAGAGATGAAGTCTTTTTGATTTGGTTTTTGGAGACTGGGACTTTGACATCCTTTACAGTTATGGCTGCATCCTTCTAAGAACACTATTATGGCTAGGCTTTTATTGTCTGGATAATCCAAGAACGTCTCCGCTATATTTGCTAAGTACATTTTCTTCCCTCAATTTAACCTAATTGTGGTATCCGCCCACTTCTGATGTATGGTTAGCCTTGTGCCGAACTCTTTATCTAGTTCTATTTGATCGTATGTAGCTACGAGCTTATTATTTCCCCAAGTTATTGTAACCTTGTCACCACATTCAATCTTGCAATACTTGAATATATAAGCTTGTTTACTTACTCCTTCTATACCCGTACTCTTAATTGCATATGCCGAGTCTAGTACATTGATTAGGTCTTTTTTGATCATACTTGTCTCCTTACTACAATTATATTATAATCCTTTTGGGACTTGGATGTCAAGAGGTTTTGAACTGCAAGTACCATTTATTGCCCCCTAACTCCTTCTTGGCCTCTTCAAGATACTTACTTATAGAGTTATCTTTATCCCATATAACCTCAGCTACATTCAATATCAGGGCTTCATAAGATTTAGACTTCACATACCTACTGTGCTTAACCTCAATTAAGTGACCATCTCGAGGATCTTTGAAGTCCGGCCTGTAATTCATTCTTCTTCCTCGAGTATCTTCATAGTAGTATTGTGTTTGAGGTTCCCTCTCTAGTATTACACCTCTCTTCTCATAATACCTATATACTGCAATCTCATAGGAGGAGTCAAACTTAATCCCTTTGTACTCGTACTTACTATGCGCTTTGGACCTGATCTTAGGGTTGCTTAAGGTGCACCTAACACCATACTTCTTAAGATTAGTATCTTCTCTTCTTTGTTGTACCTTAGGAACTTGCATTATATTGCCTACTCCGTATTTGCTTCTTACTGTCTCTTCTCTTTTGGCCATATAAGGTTTAGTAGATAGAGACCCTTGATTCTTAATCATAGTAGCTTCTCTATTCAGCTGTTGCTTCGCCTTATATTCTTTAATCTGCATTGGATTATCTACACTATACTTGACTTTTAATGTTCTTAGGATATTATTGTTCCTTTGACATTTATGATCTTGTTTACGCGCGATATTTGAGGTGTATAGAGTATAGCGCTCACCACATAAGTTGCATTGGGCTTCTATTGTTCTTGTTGTATATCTCTTGCCTGCTTTTGAGATATGTGTTGTAGATTTTAAGGTATTGGGTATTAGGACGTAGTTGGCTCCTAATTCTTGTGTCTTGTTGTAGAGGCGTTGTTCGGTAGGGTGAGTGTAAGTCATATAGATAATATAAGAGGGGTCTAAGCCCCTCTCCTCTTATTCGTTTATACCTTTATAGTTTCTACGATTGAAGTCACCTTCTCGTTTAGGTGAGACATTTCAAAAACATAATTGCCACAGTCGTATAATTTAGAAAAACCTCTTTTTCTCATAATTTCATTTTCAGTAGAGCCTACATACCCCTCTTTAAGAAGTTTGGATTTTTGTGTTTCAAAACGTGTTAAAATTTGACTTCCTTTTGACCATACATAATTAGGTTTTGAGGATTTGAGTTCCGTAAAGCCTAAAATTTTATATAAATCTTCGGACATTTTTGATATGTCTACATATGCAATAATAGAGCCCTCGTATTTTTCTCTAAAAAATTCCAATAATTTTTTAGCGCCTCCTTCAATATAAAAACCTTTTTTTACAGAAAACCTCATAAGCTCCCAATCATACTTAGAGGAAAATCGGGGTTTAGAAAAAGACATGCAAGCCCTTAATTCCCCTTTGTAGAAAAGGCCTATTGATATTTTAGCATTAACACTACCTCGTAAATGATTTTCATCAAAAAATATTTTTGAAAGAGGAAAGTCAATTTTTTTGATTTCACATTCTTGTGCGTTTATTTTCTTCTTTGTGCATAAAATATTTTCAAGAAAATTTTTAACCCTGGGGTTTTTTTCTATGTCAGTCCACTCATATTCAAATATATGTATTAATCTAATTCCTTTTTCTTTACACTTATTTGTCTTGTATAAATGTCTAGTTTTCGCGTTATGAGCCTCCTCTATTCTCACAGAATAATCGGAGTGCCAAAAATTTCCATTATATTCTATAGCTATGTTTTTATCTGGAATATAAATATCTAATTCATAAGGATATATTTGAGTTCTATCGTGAAAAATAATTTTTTCATAGGGCAGAATCTCTTTAATAAAATTTTGTAAGGAGAGTTCTCCATTGCTACAAGATGATTTTATATTCATTACCTCTTCAAGATTATATTCATGTACAAGATGTCTTATAAAATAAGGGGAAAATCCCAGATCTTCGCCTATTTGGACTAGAGTAAAAGAAGAATGATCTTCTAGATATTTTTTAAATAAAGAAAAATCCTTAACTATTTTTACTTTTTCTAAATCTTTTCCAATTAAATTACTACTTTCTACACCATACTTTTCAAAAAAATAATTTTTAATCCAATCAGATTTTTTAATATTATCTACACCATACTTTTCAATACATGTTTTTCTCGCTTTTTCTTTGACTACCTCAGATTTTGTAGCTACCTCATTTCCATATTTTTCAAAGAAAGTTTTTCTTTTCTTTTCCTTAGCCTCTTGTGCTTGAGTTGTATAAGGAACACCATATCTCTCAATCGAAGTTTGCATTATTTTATCTCTTACTATTTTGCACTTATTGGGATTATCCACGCCATACTTTTCAATGCATGTTTTTCTTCTTTTTTCTAGAGTCTGCTTCTGAATTTCTTCTGGAGTATTTTTATGTGTAAGAGACACCTGTAAATTTCTGCATTCTTTTTTATCACAAGTTTTTGCTTCATATCCCTTGATAATATGAATTACGCTATGACAAAGAGGGCAATAATTCAAAGTTAATCTATTGTTAGATAATAAATAAACTCTTTCCTCTAAAGAATTACATTGAGGATCCATAATCTCTTCTAAAATTTTTTTAAAAAAAGGATATTTTTCTGAAATTGAATTTTCTGATACCTTGTGAATTTTTAATAATTTCTCAAATTCTTTGCAATTTTCAAAAGAAGAATTTTCTTTTAAAAGAAGATACTTCTGATAAAGAAAAGAATTTCTAATTTCAAAGGCTTGTGTGATTAAT